TGTTATTCCACAAATTACTGCTGGTGGGACCCTGAACCACGAGGGGCTCACAAAGAAGCGGATGTCCTAAAAATCAATAGCGAGTGCATCGAACAGGGGGGTGTCGATCACTTCGTACCGTATGCCTAATACCACCTTTTCCATTAACTCCTTGAAGTCAACCCATGCTTCACCGTAGGTCTCGACGATCCAATACTCGAAAGTAATGTCATCGACCTTGTGTGGGTCGGAGTGAATAGCGTTCAATATCTGGGCTGGTGTACCAAGCCCTGATATTTTGAGGAACCAACTTTCGTGGTAAACAACCTCATGGAGGTCGAGTCCCGCGGCGTTGAAGTGGTGAGAGAAACGCCTCAAAAACATGTCCGCAATAAGCGGAGCGTGCCTGAATTCGAAAGCGTGTGCGAGTGATTTGCCTGCCATGTATGCATCGTCTGTGATTGCCGTGTTCTTTGAAGCCCTGACGTTAAACCTGGCGAGTGCTTTACCGATTTTGGGAACGAGGCATGGTCGGATAGCTGTTGCGATTAACCGGCGAGATAGGAAAGTAGCACTGCCGTCTGCTTCACGGGCGAATGCTGTCAAAACCATCTTGAATTCAGCCACGTCGTTGATCCAGACGGGTAAACTGATGCACTGTTGAATGGCGGCGAGAATGTCGTCACCAAGTACATCAGCCAAACCGTTGGTAACGCCTTGACGCATCATGCAAACTGCGAAGATGGTCGCGTTGAACGCGGAGTTTCTGAATGTCGTTGCCGTTGTGCCGGTGGGGAGTTGATGTTTGAGGAGCGCCTTCAGACCGCAAAGTGGTGCGAACACTTCGTAATCTTCCGACGACTCAATCATCCACTGGCGCGTGTAATCGTCAAAGCCCAACTTCTTAAGCCAAGCGTCGATAATGTATGCCACACGGGATCTCTGCTCTCGGTCATTCCTTGAATAGTCCCCCTCAATCCAAACCCCGCACTTGGGGTCGGAGAAGAGATGCTCCATCATGTAAACGTCGTCCTTTTTGTATGCGAACCGGAAATCAATTGGGCCCAGCTTAGTGCCGTGCTCAGAGGTGTCCAGTTGCGCGCAGAGGCGTTCCATCGCGATCATCATTGCGGGCCCAGTGAGCGCGTTATGCTCATCAGAACCCACGTAGACGGCGCGAGGTGCCCAAGAATCGTCGTCCCGTTTCAGGAGTGTTTCTATTTTGACCATTAGAGTCTTACGTCCTATATCCCGCCTGTCGGCGGCAGCGATGTTAGCCCATGCATCTTCCATCCGTTTTCTCTTGCCTGCATCGAATTTGTCCAGCCAACGAAGCCGGTCGATGTCGTTCTCTTGCCAGGCATCATGCATGTCCGGGAGAGAATCGATTAGGTTGAGTGCTTGATAAAAGACCGAGTCAGAAATTTCGTCTTTGGGCCCTGCTTGCACAAAGTTACACCGCTTGTTAAAGGCGGCGAACATTGAGGC